CAATTAAACAAGCAACATCAAATGATTTTGCTGCACGAGCATTGCCAGCAAGCATTGCCAGACTATTTGATGAGGGAACTTTGTCAAATCAGGATGTAAAAAATTACGCGATCACTGGTGGTCTTGGTGATCGGCTTGCTTCTCTTGCGAGTAATTTCTTTACCGGGACAGTTACGTCTGTAACAAAACAACAGGCAGAGCAATTCATGACTGCTATTTATCGTGGAGCGCTTTTGGATCAAAAGGACATATACATTGATCGAGCACGAAGACTTGGATATGCAGACTCTCCAAATTATTTGATAACCATCCAACAGCTTGATAAAGAGTTGGCAAAATTCCGTGAAGTGCAACCGGCGCCAGCTACTGGGGCAGGAACGGCTTCTGGAGCGGGTGGCAGGACTATGTCAAGGCAAGAAGAAGAGGCGCTTTTGCGTAGGTATGGCCAAAATCCAGGCCAAAACACGCGATAACTGGAGTATCCAATGGCTACCTATGAGCAAGTTCTAGAAGCATTGCGTCTTGCTGATGCGGCAGGAAATACTGAGGACGCAAAAAAACTGGCCGCCCTGGCTATTCAGATGCGCCCTAGAGATCTTGCTGATGTTCGTCCTGCTACCTCCTATGGAGAGGTTGGTCTTGAAGGATTGCGTCGAGTTGTTGCTGCCACCCCGAGTCTTGTAGCAGGTCTTGGGGGTATTGTGGGTCAAGGCCCGCTTGGGCAACCAGGATTAATGGATCTTATGGTAGGAAGGCCCACCCCAGAAGGCGGCCTGCTATCACCAGGGTTTCTACCAATGGAGTCTCGACCGACTCCTGGAGAAGCGTTTATACAGTCTCAACGAGGGACACAAAAAGCAATAACTGGTCTTTTGGGCGGCGGCAATATTCGACCAGCCACTGAAGGTCAAAAGTATTTTATGAGCTTTGTAGAAGGCGCCGCAGATCCCCTGAACTTGTTAGGCGGCGTTGGATTGTTTAAAAAAGGCGTTCAATCCTTAGCAGGCGGCATGGCTGGTGTTGGCGGTGAATTTGGGGGAGAAGTTGGAGGCCAGCTTGGTGGTGATGTTGGGTCAGTGCTTGGTGGTATTACTTTTTCTTTGCTCAGTGGGGCAGGAACGCTTAAAGGTGCTGAGGCTTTAGTCGATAAGATTCGCGGGGTTGGCAAAGTAGATGTTGCTGATCTTGCAAAAATGGAAGGTTTATCTAAAGCGCAAAATCTTGTGTCAATGGCAATCCAATCAGATCCTGATTTGCTTAGACGGGTCAATGAGATCCAAGAAAGAGTTAAGTTTATTACAGGGAAAGATGTTGGTGCTGGCGTAACAGGATTGGATAACACCGCAATTCGTACCACATTGACTGATCTAGCAAGTAAAGATTTGAAGTTCAGGGGAGATCTAACTGCTCTTTACGCCGATCTACAGAAGGCTGTTACTTCCAAGGCGCAGTCTATGTTTCCAAGTGGGCCTATGCAATTCCCATCGCAGATAAAGGCTCTTGAAGAAGTGCAGGTTGACTTTAATAAGAGGGTCAATGCTATCAACAATCAGTTGAGCAACATGACTGCCAACTTGAACCTGATGGGGACTACGGCTCCTGCTCAACTTGGTGGATCAATTCAAAACCTAGTTGTTGCACGAGAAAAAGCTGCTAGAGAGGCGCTGTCTCCTGATTACAACTCTGTTAAGCAACAGGCATCAGATCAAGGAGCGATCTTGCCTGCTCAGGATACCCAAGATCTGTTGAACACGGCTTTTGACCTGTTTAAACGAGATCCGTGGGGCCGTCAGTCTGATCTTCTCAAACTTGTTAATCAGCAATCGCAGAAGTTTAAAGAGCTTAGGACATCACGCTCTCCTGCTCCTACTGGTGAGACGCTCCCAGCTACAACAGCACCTGATCTGACTATTGGCCTTGACATCACTAGCCTTGATTCTTTGAAACGCCGCGTTGCAGCAGACATTCGTAATGTTCGTGATCCAGCCATCAAAGAAAAGTTGTATTTGCTTCAGCAACGTGTCGATGAGGCTTTAAACAAGGTTGAGACTGCAAGTGGTGGCGTTAATGTCAATCTAAGAGGTGAAAACATAACCTTTGGTGATGCCATTAAACAGCTTGACACTGAGTACTACACCAAAGTCGGTATCCCATTCAAAGACGCAGATGCCATTCAGCGCATCAATTCTCAAGAGTACGCTGAAAAAATTGCGCCTCAGATCGCATCATCTCCAACGGCCCTGTCCCAATTCTTGCGTGTTGCGGGAGATGAAGGTATGCCGTTGGCTGAAAAATCAATTATGTCTAGGCTGTATCATCAGTCGTTGACCAATGGACTAATTGACCACAACAAGCTAGAAAAACTGCTAACGCGTGACAGCAACAACGGCGGTTATAGCGACATATTGTCTATGACTCCAGGTCTTAGGGATCGACTGCAAGATAGCTCTATTCGCGCTCAGACCCTTGCTGCTGAAAAAATTGCACTTGATGATGCCGTATCAAACGAACGCATCCGTATTGGAACCAGCTTTCTTAGAGACTATGATTCTGGAGGAGTTGATCGCATAGCAGCCAGAATGACTGGAGCTGAGGGCAGAGGCTATACAAACAAACTGATGTCAGACATCAATAGATTGCCTGCTCAAGAGCAAACAAATGTCAAGATGGCGTTACGTAGCCAGTTAGTCTCGCAGATGCTTGACTCTGGGGATCCGTTTGCTTATCTACGGAAAAACCGATCTGCCTTCAACAGCATTTATACGCCACAAGAGATCGAGTCTATTACTGCTATGGCAGATGTTGCGAAGCTGTCTCGTAAGATCAATGTAGACAAGTTGCCTGTGAACAAGGCTGCGATGGCAGAGCAGACTACATTACAGCGTTTCTTTGGTGGCGCAAAACCGCAAGAAGTAAGCAATGTGCTTGTTAATGGCATCTACAGTGTCTTGCAAAAAGGCTATCGCATTTTGGGTCTGATTGGTCAAGCAAACATTGATGAGGCAACCAAAGAAGCTCAAAAGAGGCTTTTCATGGACCCTAGTGGAGTCGATGCCATTAGGAATGCTTCCATGAAACTGGTTACCAAAGATGGTAAAGAGATTGATTGGAAGAAAGAGATCCAAGGCCGAGATCTTCTCAACGCATCAAAGATGATTGGTTTGAATGTTCTGCGTACTGGGTACATTGGCGGCACGGTTGCACAGAGTCCCAGTCAAATCATTGAAACAAACGCAGAGCCGGTCTACATTTACGAGGAGTAACCCATGCTATCTCTAATTTCTACTCTCGGCGGGCTGCTGATCAGCGGCTTGCCCAAGCTGCTGGAGTACTTCCAGAACAAAGCCGATCAGAAGCACGAACTTGCTCTGGCCAAGATACAGACAGAGAAAGAACTGCAACTGGCCGCACAGGGCTTTGCTGCACAGCAAAAGATTGAGGAAATCCGCACCGATCAGGTGATGATGCAGACCGAGGCGCAGATGACCGAAGCGGCGCTCAAGCACGACGAGAAGGTGCTGGAAAAAGCGTCTCAGTGGGTTGCCAGTTACGTCGGCACTGTGCGCCCGACCGTGACGTACATCTTCGTGCTGGAGTTGGTCATAATCAACTTTTTCATGGCGCTGTATGTCTGGCATCACCCTGAGTTGATTAAGAGCGTAGACGACATCATCAAGTACTCCGACCTGATCTTCTCCAGCGACGAGATGGCGATGCTTGGCGGCATCATCGGGTTCTGGTTCGGATCGCGTCAATGGGGTAAGAAGTGAAACTGAGCAAAGCTGGCGCTGACCTGATGCACCAGTTTGAGGGGTACAGAACGCGCCCCTATCTATGCCCCGCGCACATCTGGACGATTGGCTATGGCCATGTGCTGTACCAAGACCAGATCAGGCTGCCAATGGCGCGTGTGCCGGATAAAGACATACCCATGATCCGCAAAGAGATGCCGCTCAAACCGGAGGACAATCGTGTCTGGAGTAAGCAAGAGATCGAGGAACTATTCGCGCAAGATGTCGCATCTTTTGAACGTGGTGTTCTACGACTTATTCCCGGCGTGGTTGGCCGTCAAAACGCTTTTGATGCTCTGGTCAGCATTTCCTACAATTTCGGGCTAGGCAACCTCCAGCGATCAACCATCCGTATGAAGGCCAATCGAGGCGAGTGGGAGGCTGCCGCAGAGGCGTTCATGCAGTGGACCAAGGGCGGCGGCAAGGAGTTGCCTGGACTCGTCAGGCGACGAAAGGCAGAGAGAGCGCTATTCCTCTCTTAAAACCGCTCTAAAGCCCTCTAAAGCGGCTTTAATGTCCAGTCGGAGTGTCTGTATCTCTTCTTCCTGAGAGCGCATCTTCTCGTGTGCGTCTTTGGCAAAGTTAACTAGATTTTCCTGGGTCCAGGTTGCGAAATCTGGCCCCTCCGTGAGACTTGGTTGGGACTTGTCTCTCTTCAGTGGTAAAACGATGCTCATTACCGCACTCTCTGAATCTTAGGACTGTTGTGTTTCGCTTCCTGGTGGACTTTACTACCGTCCAAACTCCGCAAATTGGGCACTTCATTTAGCGGCCTCCATCCGAATTTGCGCCATGTGTCTTGAATGTTGGTTGATGCAGCATTAGTGTATTTAAAATTTGGGTCTAAGATACGCGACTTCATAAAACCTCCTTGAGGATGATGGCTATCAAGACTCCTGCCATGCCGATTAGCAGTAACTTGCCTTTCAAGATTCTTTGGTCAATGTTGGGCATAGTCTTCCTTGTTCACATTTATGGTTGCATGGTGGGCACTTTGATGGGTCATAGGGTATGCTCCCCCAGTCGTTAAAAAGAGGCATCTCATCTGGCATAGATCGTATAGCCTCTGCTGCTGGACTGATCCATTGCCAGGAGCCATCTTTCCTGACTAACTTGTGCTTGCGCTCCTCGTCGTCTGCGATGTTTGCACACCTCATGCGCTGGATGTTGAGCAACTCTCTGGAAAATCCAATCACTTCTTGGTGTTTGCGCCACAGAGCAATGATTTGATCGTTTGTCATACGTCACCATTTTTCTTGATAAATTCAGCGCAATCTAACAGTGCTTCTATGCACATATCTAGATGTCTGTCAATGGCATCAGCTTCTGTCTTACAGATGTTAGAGCAAGACTCACATGCTGATTTCCACACAAATCGCGCATTATTTAAACCGATTGATTTTCTCTCTTTGTCGGTCAGCCGAACCCACCATAGATCAAATGTCATTTTCACTGTTCCCAATGTGTTTAAGCGCTTTATCCACCGCCTCAAGCGCTCGTTGCGTCTTGATCTCGTCAATGGGGAATGGCAGTGTTGCCATGTGCAGTGCGTCTTGCGCTAGTTGGAGTGCTTCGATGATCTTTTCTTTGCTCATGCTCTCCCCTTTGGATCCAACCATCTTTGCAGTAGGTTAGAAACAATCCATGCTCGCTGAATCTCATCCTTGGTTGCTGGTGTGCTTTTGACGGCTTGTAGCGCCTCCAGCGCCTGCTCCATCAGTTCTTTATCGGTCATGTATTCTTCTCCCGCAGTGCCGACTCAATGGCAATCCAACAATCTTCAAGGTCTTCCAACCCCTCAACAGCTTTCTGTAATTCCAAACGAGCAAGTCCCTGCCACTGGCGCTGTGGTGGGGTGGTGTCAGGTGTATGTGCCATTTCCTCGCTCCCATCAGCTTTGATGTCCCATACAGCGCCACATACGCAATTCAGCGTGTAAGCCACCGGCTCCTGCTCTGGCTGCGCCAGCCTCTCGCGCAAGGCGTCCATCGCCTCATCAATCTCCGCAGGCAGGCAGATTGCGTTTTCACCAATGCTTAGTTTGTTGATTTCCTCTAGCGCCTCCAGCGCCTGCTGCATTGCCTCACGGTCAGTCATTTCCTTTTCTCCTTCCTCTGCACACTCCTCTTGTGCATCGGCATCACAGGCATCTCTGTGGCGTAGTCTTGCGGTACGCCACCATAACTTGCGCCGTAAGATGCACTTGGTTCTATGCCAGCCTTGCGCTTCTCATTGACGATGCGGCTGGCCTGATACGCACTGCGTCTGGCCCTTTCCTGATCGCGCATATCAATCTGTGGCTTGTAGTTTTCCAAGTCAAACGGGTTGTTCATGGATCTGATTTTGAGTTATTTCAAGCGCATCAATGATCTGTTTGGCCTCATCTTTCGTAACATGGACGCTCATGGATCCATTGTGAGCATAGATAGATAGCAAAATTTTATTTTGCAACAATGACACGAACACGTTTGATATTCCGTCTTTAATTTTGATCTGATTGGTCATGATTTCTCCAGTTTGTAGTACCATTTTGAACCCCTGCGCTGGCAGGAAATGCCGTAACCGTTTTGACGCAACTCCGAGATGATGGAGTTGACGGCGCAGACATTGGCTTGCTTGATGATGTCCAGAGTGGTGAACTCACCACCCTGTGACAACAGTTCGGCAACACGGGCAAGTCGGTCTGACTTTTCAATGTTGGCGTAGTTCATGACTAGAAGGGGATTTCTGAATCCATGTCATCGAACCCAGACTTCTTAGCGCGTGGAGCCTCGTCAGTCTTCTTGGGGTCATTGATGTACGCCCAGCCGTCCCAGCCGCCCTCTTTGAGAGGGATGGTGTCCAGCTTGAGCATTGCCCCGTTTCGGGTCTCGATGATCGAGCCGATCCGCAGATAGCGTTTCTTGACCTCTCCAGCGGCGTTCTTGTACTCACCGACGATGGTGTTGATTTCTTTAAGGACTTTCGACATTCTTACTCTCCAATGATTTGTTTCAGGGATCGAACTTTCTCATCTAACTCAGCCAGGAACTTGATCACTTCCTGCTCTGCAACTCCAATCCACTCGTCATCTCTCTTGACCCTGTGGATAAACAGTTGAGCTTTTGTGGGCATCCTGGGGTCATAGACCACATAGTCGCACCATTGCCTGTCAGCGCACCGCATCTGCCACTGCATTTGGGCAAAGTACTTGCCCTCTACAGGATTTTTGGACAGCCAGCACTCCAGAGCAGTCTTAGACTCTGGGCACTTGATCTCGACCATGCCGCCCTCAACAAGGCCGTCAGGAGAGGCTCCAGACATCGCAATCGTTGGGTGATGGATAAACCCCACCTCCTCGACTAAAACGCCTCTATGGGCCTCGTATGCGGCTCTAGCGTTGGGTTCCTGGTCAATGCCCCACTGAAGCGCTGGATTGGTGTAGCCTTCTGCCTTCTGACCTGTCATGCGCTCAAGTAGCAACTGCGTCATGTAGTTGGCTCGATGCTCTGAATAGCCGGTCTTAGTCTTAGCCATGACCTTGTGCAGACTGCTGGCCGTGACTTTGCCCATTCTTTGCTGGTGCCATGCAGTAGTTCGTTGCTCAGTCATTGATCCCTCACTTTCAGCATGGCATCTGCCATTGAGTAGGCAGCGATGGCTGTCTGCTCATTGCTCATGTCCATGCGCCAATCTAAGTCAGAGGTATAAGCCTGCATCGCCTTGGCCGCGAAGTAATCTCGCAGCGTCATGCCTTGCGGCTCGCTCTCAAATGTTTCGCCATCAGCGTTAACGTAACTTTGAACGGGGAACGCTGGGCCGCTTGTGTCTTTAGTCATGGATTTCTACCTTTTGGTTTAGCATGGGCGAAATAGACATTCGCAGGTCAAACGACGCCATGTATGCCCTACCTCGGTCTTCCTTTGCGTCGTTCATCATCTGTACAAAATTAGGGTGCTTCAGGACTGCCTCTAGGTGCATGGCAAGCAGACGGTCAATCACTTCTTGGGCCTCAATCAGTGTTTTGAGCTTCATTTTGCTGCTCCTGCTGCGGCCTTAAGGGAGGCTTGGTGTTTGACCCAGCACCGGGACTTGGCCGGTGATGTTGGAATGGCCTTAAAAGCCTCCTGGAGCGCTTCTATGCCGTTCAGAGAGGCATCCCTGAGCGACTCCATGTACTGAGCCTCAAAAGCCTCATCTTCATCGTCTGTAGGAGATTTCTCACCTTCTGGCAGGTCTTCTCCGGCATAGATGTACAGACCAAGACCATGCAATCCCAGAGCCTTGGTCATGCAGCGCATAATGGCTGTATTGACCGCGAAGGCGTCCGGGTTAGGCATAGCTTTGTTCCGATGATCCATGACGGGTAGTTGGCAGGTCATTGGCTTGCCAAACATGGTCACCGTAACCCATACCATAGCCGTCCCGCCTGGGAGCGTCATGAAGGGTTCTTCTGTGTACTGATCGCGTTTGAAGGTTTCTACCTTGAAGGTAGCCGCTGGATCAGCTTTGAGGGCTTCTGCCCAGGCCCAAGCCCAGGACAGGTAAGTCAGATTTGACTTCTTCTCTGTTCGCTCATTGACATTCATCTTGAGCAGCTTCTCTACACTCATCATCTTCTCCTAAAAAGACCCCGACGGGATGTCAGGGCATGGGACTGGATTGTACAGTTCTCTTAACACCGCACAAGATCTTTTTATAGGGACTTACACTTAGTCCATCTCCACCGCTCCCAAGTTGTGATCTCGCAATCCAACCAGTAGAGCTTCTGGCCGGTGATCTTGATTTGGTGGGTGCGGATCTTCTGCATCGCTTTCATGTGGATCTGACGGGCGCGTTCTTTACCGCAGTCAAGTTCCTGCGCTGCTTCTTCGAGGGTGCAGCCATCATGTTCAATCAACTTGATGGCTAGCATCTCTCGGTCTGTCAGTGGACAGCCCTCCAAAATCTTGAACAGCAGATCGCGGTTCTCCACCGGCTCCATGTCGGTGACCAAATCGAAAGACCAGTTGTACCTGGGTAGTTCTGGTAGCTCGTCATCGCGCGAATACCAAAGCCGTTTGACTTCGCTTGGCATCTCTGCGGTCATGAGCTTGCCGTATAGGGGTGATGCTTTGCCTGTGTTTGCCATGAGTACATTGTATAGAATTCTAAACACCAACCATAGGTGATTACCCCAGCTTGACGGTATAGACAACTAATCAATGTCAAGTACAATGCTTGGATGACCAAAGAAGAAGCGATCAAGAGAGCAGGTAGCCAGAGCAACCTGGCTCGTCTGCTGGGCATCTCCAGGGGAGCAGTGAACCAGTGGACACATCTCCCGAAGGGACGGTTGTATCAGCTTATGGTCTTAAAACCCGACTGGTTTGTAGTGGCATTGACAAACGAAAAAACTTGACTATGATTGAACTCGTTGTCGTAGCGGACAGCAAGTCAAGGCCGTTTAAGTCTATCCCTGGCCCCGGAATCTCCGGGGTTCCGCTACCGGGGATAGAACTTAAGCGGCTTTTTTGTTGCCCGTCCGACATCCGTACTCCGCACGTAGTAGGGGCCGCAAGTGGGGCTGCTCGGAAGAAAACCGCGACACGGTATGCGAAAGCTAGGGGGCAGTTCCCGAATAATCCGTGCGGCTGGTCGAATCATCAAGCCGAGGGGCATACGGTGGGAATCCGTAGCATGATGATCCTGCATAGCAGGGGTGAAGCACCTTCCCTCTCTATCCCTTCAGTGGGGTAGGGGGGTCTTTGGGTGAAATTATCTTAACTGGAGATTAATCATGAAAAGAGTTCTAGCATCACTGATGATTGCATTGATTACAACAGGCGCATGGGCTGCGTGTTCAACGCATACCTACTACGCTAACGGCAGGACAGTTACTTGCACGACTTGCTGCTACGGATCGAACTGCACGACGAACTGCTATTGATTTTGTGGACACGGCTAGGGATGGCCTGATCTCCATCCTGAAAAGCGAACCTCCCGCCTGCCGCTGTTCTCTTACTGGAGGAGCAGGAGAAAAAAATGATGGACGACACGGACTCTATCAATCAGGTATTGAGGTTCTTTCATAAAATCCGTGAAGGAGTTCTTCTATCAGAAGATCTCATTAATGAGATGAATGAGGTACAAGGTAAGTTGCTCGATAGAGTTACTAGACCTGATCGCAAATGGAATGGCCTGACATCTGACGAAATCGTCAAAGCATGGCATTGGGGAGGGAAAGATCCTGTCATTGAGGCGGCGCACTTTATTGTTTTGTATGAGTATTTTGAAGATAAGTTAAAGGAAAAAAACTACGATCAATACTTGTACGAAAAATATGCTGCATCAGTTGATGGAGGCGATGATGTTTGAGTCAGGTTTTGACCGATTTTGGGCGGCATGGCCGAAGTCGCCTCGCAAGGGCGCGAAGTCAGCATGTCTAGCGAAGTGGAAAAAGGGTCTGTATGAGCATTGTGCAGACCAGATCATCAAGCACATTGAGTGGCAAAAAACCACCGATCAATGGCGCAAAGACAATGGTGCTTTCATTCCCGCACCATTGGTCTACCTTAACCAGCAACGATGGGACGGTGCGGAGATACCCGAGCCGGTCAAGAAGGTCACGATGGCAGAGCAGTACCAGGAGCGCATAAGGTCTGCTGTACCGATGCCTGACCACATCCGAGAGCGCCTGTCGC